CACTGAAAACACTCCGATCCTCGCCCTCCTCCGAACCACCAAAAAAACAACTCACCAACCATGCTAACCAACCCACTCAAAACGCTTCGCTACACGCCGAAATCCGAACTCACCAAAGCCCATGAACCCTTCGCAGGACCCTACCGACCGAGCGAAGCCGCTTGGCTTTTCTCACTGATCGAGGACGCGCGAAAACAACGCCACGGAGTCTATTTCACACGCTCCGGGCAAGACTCGCGAATGACCACCACCGTCTATCTCAAACGCTCCGAATTTGCGCTCGGCGACGAGCAAAAACTCCGCCACATTTTCGAGACAATTGACAAACAAACTGCCACAAAACTCGGCCTCGAAATCCTCCTCGCAGCCCCTGCGGAATCCTTCTCGCAATGCGTGCGCTGGATCGCCGACATCGCCCACCTCGGGCACATGCCGCACTTCATCCGAAACGCTGGAGACGAAGGATTGATGCCGTGTTTCAAGCGAAGGCACTTGGATTCCAAAACGAAAACACGAAAGAGCAACAACACACAAACTTCCCGCTCCGATCACGCCAGTGAGCCCATTTTATCGACAAAATCGAAGGCAGGTCAAGCCAAAACATTCGACAAAATTTCTCCAAAGCGTAATGTGAAAAAACAACCCGCGAAATGACAACGGAAAACACCAACGCAGCCGACGAGAAAAAACCTCGCCGCCGCTCAAAAACCGAGGCCGTCGAAAACGACTCAGCCACGGAAATTCCCGCGTCCGGTTTTCCCGAAAAGGAAAAAAGCGCGCCGACAAACGGACCCGACAACGCCGCCGCCGCGCCACCTCCAAAGAAAGCGGGCAGGCCGTCAATTTACAGCGAGCAACTCGCCGACGAAATTTGTTTGCGCATTGCCCAAGGCCAATCGCTGCGCCGAATTTGCTTTGATGCCCACATGCCCGACCAGACGACGATCTACGATTGGATCAACAAAAATGGGGGATTTTCCCACAAATACGCGCGGGCGCGGGAGGACCAAGCTGAGACGCTTTTCGACGAGGCGCTCGATATCGCCCGCGAGCACGAAGACCCCGCGAAGGCCAGAGTGCAAATCGACACGCTGAAATGGGCGGCAGGAAAACTGAGGCCCAAGAAATTCGGCGACAAGATCGAGCACACGGTGCAGCAGGACTTCATCCCGCTCGATGAACTCCGCAGGCGCATTGAAGAAAGCAAGGCCAGGCGAGCCGCGCTGGAGGCCGGAGACACGATCACCATCGAGGCCAGCCGGGTGGTGGAGGGAGAAACAGGCGCATGAAACTCTTTTTGACAGGCAGGCGGTCAACACATAGCCAGGTCATCCCTATCCGGTCGCAAGGCCGTGAAGGAGACTGGCGGGATCGGGGGGCCGCGTTCGCCCATTTTACTCCTGAAACCCGACGCCTGAAAAGGGAGCGCGCGCCCGTTCCTGTCAGACTTTCCCCGTTCCTCTGCCGGACGAAACGAGAGCCGTCGTTCCTAAATCGGCGGTATGGCTCGCAAAGCGCGATGCGGCAAGAAACGCACCTTGATGAGGGCGACATCGCGGCGGGGAACCTTTTTTCGAGCGGCGCTGTGGAGAGCCGCAGACACAGGGCCAGCGACCGCCTCACCGTCGCATTCCTACCGGCCTCACCCGCCAAGCGGCAACACCGGGGCCGCGACTGAAACCGGAAACAGCCGAAGTAGCGACCGGCCCGCTCGAAAGTTTTTAGAAAGGACCGAAGACCATGGCTGAATACCAAGGAAAGAAAGTCGAACTCAACAAGCCGAGGAAGATTGCGGGCGTCACGCCTGCGGGGAAGAAGAAGACCGCCTATGTGCGCGATCCGGAGACCGGCAAGGTGGTGATCCGGCATTTCGGAGACGCCTCGATGAGCGACTACACCAAGCACAAAAACCCGAAGCGGCGCGCAAATTTCCATTCGCGCCACAATTGTTCGGAGAAGACCGACAAGACCTCGCCGGGATATCTCTCCTGCAAATACCTCTGGTGAGCCTGCGCAACGAGCAATACCGGGCGCTCCAGCGCACCAAGGCGTTCCTGTGGGAACTCCTCGATCCGCAGAAGCGCCCGAAGACCGTAGCCGAAATGCGCCACAATGTGCGGGCCTGCACGAAGCATTTTCCGCCTCTGGACGAACATGGGAAGCCGCATTTTTCCCGCGACCCATTCGGTCCCGACGAGCCGCCGGAAAAGTAATTTGTAGCACAGGCTACAAACCCGCCGAGGCCCATGGAATGGGGCTTTGAACGGAATAAATCTTTTTGGAATTTTCCCATTGCATCCTCCATTGAATGCACTACATTCAATTCCAGACAGCACAACTGCTGTCACGACCCGGCGCACCGGGGAACTCTGAAAAGAAAGACGAAAAAAATGAATCCTCTGTATGTGGAATATCTGAAGCCCGCCGATGGCGAGGAAGTCTTCAACCTCAACGGCACCAAGTGGCAGTTTTGCTGGTGCAAATATCCAGGCGGTAAAATCGACCTCGGCGTTTACTCATTCGCGGGCGACCTCTGCTATTCCTACGGGCACTTCCGCGCGTCCTTCAACCTCAACTGACATGACCACGCCCAACTACACCACCGCCGCCGACCAACTGCGCTACGCGGCGCGCTTGTGCGAAGCGATTGCAGCGGGTAAACCCATCCCGAACCCGCTTCACGGAAAATACGATGGCGAGCCGGTGGACTACTGGCCGAGCCACGACAACGCCATGCGGGCGCTCAACTACGCCATGATGCTCCTCAACCCTCCCAAGTGATGCCAGCGCCCAAGAACAACACCAACCGCCAAATCGGCCCCGAGCCGCTCGACGCCCAGCTTGTTTTGAGAGTGACCAAGGCCGAGAAGCGGGCGTGGAACGCCGCCGCGCGCCCCGGGCCGCTGGCGCAATGGGTGCGCGAGACGCTCAACCGGGCCGCAGACCCCGGTCGGGCGTGGATACTCGAAGACGACAGCGGGAAAATCATCAATCCCGCCCGCCCCGGCTACGAGATGGCACTCAACCTCAAAACACAGCGACCAGAAATCATTCCGATCCGCGAGCCGGAGCCGTAAGTTCCCATAACAGCGAAAGGAGATAGTGATGCCTGAAATTATCCGTCTGAAAACCAAGGACTTAAAAACCAGCTTCCGCCAGTCTCAAGAGAGCCCCCCGCTTATTGAGACTCTGGCAGGAAATTCTCCAACCCATTCCCGCTCGGTTTTTCGCAAAGGGGAACTGTTTTCAATCACTTACAAAACGCCTCGCCGCAAAGGGGGAGCAATTTCAAGGGTTTGCCGCGCCACCCCCATGCAAAGGGGGAAACTGGTCCGTCCCTCCCCTCCCCCCGAACGGCCCACCGCCGAGGTGCCGGGGAACAGGGGCAGCGCCCCAGCGTGTAATTCAAACCAAGACGAAAATTCCCTTGAACTGCCGAGACAATTGAAACTCATTATGAAAAAAACACACTACAAACATGGTTGCAGCTTGGGCCGATGGTCTGAAATCCACGCGAACGACACTGGTCCGGTTGTAAAAACCATTGAAGAAGTAACATGCAAAAACTGCATTTCTGTCATAAGAAAGCGAGGCCTCAAAAACCGAAGCGAATTTCCCGAAATCCCAACATTTGAAGTGATCGCCAGTGGACGCTTCAAATACCCCAGAGGAAAAACAGGATGCCACTTGTCTTTTACATGTCCTGCATGCGGGAGCAAAAATTCCCATGGAGGTGAATACGAAAAAATCGGTGAAGGAGATGGGCACCGCGTGTCTCACTGCGGCTGCTGGAAAAAAGGATATTTCATCAAAGAGGTTTCCACTTTTCTGCCAAAACATTTGACAACCCTCCGCCCCCGTGAAAAACTCTCCCCCACATGAGCCAACCCCGCTCAAAGAATTCCAGCGAACTCGCCCGCTGTCCGGCGCTCTACCGCGCCCGCCTCTCCTGCAAGGTTGGCCGCGACATTATCTCCGGCGAAACCAAGCCGCCGTGCGGCCTCTTTCCCCACGAATACGCGCTCTACAACCTCCTCGACGCCGTGGACGACCTCGCCCTGGCGCTCGCCGACATCCATTTTCCAGCCGAGACAATTGACAAATCCTATGACAAAGCTAAACCGACTCGCCCTGCGCGAAAGAAATAACGCGATTTACGCCCTGCGCTATGGGTCGAAACCCAAGACCCTCGCCGCCATCGGGCGTAAATACAAACTCTCGCGCCAGCGCGTGAAGCAAATCGCCGACGAGATGATGCGCCAAGACATTGAAAGCATCCCTTGGGAACGAAGTGTCGCGGGAGACAAACCCGCGATCCAAGAATTCTTGAACACGCCTTTGAGCGATTTCCCTCTCGGCACCCGGGCCGGAAATTGCCTGCGGGCGAGTGGAATTCGCACGATCGGCGAACTGGCCACCAAAAAGCCGGAAGCCCTCCTGCAAATCCGCCATTTCGGGAAAACCACTTTGAAGGAACTGGAGGAGCTTCTCTCTAAGATCATGCTCAACGGCATGCCTATGCGCCTTGGGATGTCACGGCGCAGCCTCGCTTCACCCGGCTTTGGGCAAGAAACCCTGCGGCAGATCGGGCTCTTCATCCGCCAAATCGGCCTGCGAGCCGCCCTTTGAAACGACTCTATGCAAACCTACGAAGACATCGAAGACCAAGTGATCCAGTGGGCGCAAGCCCGTGGAATCCTGCAAAACGCCACCTCAACAAGCCAACTCCTCAAAGCCATCGCCGAAATAGGCGAACTGGTGGATGCCCACGCCAAGAAAGACGGCCCCGGCGTGATCGATGGCCTCGGCGATGTGCTGGTGTGCCTGATCAATTATGCCGCAATCAGCGGCCTCAATCTCACCGACTGCCTGGCCAGCGCCTACGACCAGATCAAAGACCGGCGCGGATACCTCACGCCCGAGGGCCTTTTCGTCAAAGAATGAACCACTACCTCATCACCACAACCGAGGGGCGGCGATTTCTCGTCACCGCCCCCACCGCGCCCGAGGCCGAAGCACAAATCGCCGAGACGCGCGAGATCCGCTGCGGCTGGACCGGAGCGCCCACTCTCACCGAACCCGCGCTTGAAATCGCCAAGACCGAACGCATCGCATGAACCACGCCCTCGACCGCCACATCCAAGCCCGAGAAGACCTCGAAACCGCCAAGCGCGCCCTGCGAGCCGCCGCGCGCGACCTCGGGGAGGAACTCAAACTCCTGCGCAAGCGCCAAGGACTGACGCTTCGCGGAGCCGCCGCGCAACTCGGCATCAGCGCGCCATTCTACAACGACCTCGAACTTGGCAACCGCAACCCCAACGAGGAACTCACCGAAAAACTCCGCTCTCTTTTCTACACATGACCGACCACGAACTCCACGCCCGCATGCTCGGGCAAATCGGCTGCATGGTGAGCGAATTTTGCGAGAACGAGGAAGATACCACCCTCCAAGCCGTGGCCCGACTCCTCGCCCACTACCGCGACGCGCAGGCCAAACTCGCCTGGGACTTTGTGGACCAACTGGAACAGGAAAAAGCAGAATGAAAACCAACACGCAAACCCTCGCCCGCGCGATGGACATTCTGGCCCGTGACATCCAGAGCCAAGACGGCATCGCCAACGCCGCGATCCGCGAAGCCGCCGAGCGCCTGCGCGAACTGGACGGCAAAATCGACGCGGACTTGACCCGCTTGGCGCACGAACGCGACGAGGCGCGGGAACATTTGCGAGCCGCGAACCCCCAGCACGACCTCCTTCAGCATTTCGATTTGGAGGAACTCGTCCACGCCAGCTTCCGCTACTACCTCGGGCGGCGCACCATCGCAACCTGCGCCTTCGCCCGCAGTCTGGCCGCCGCGTGGCCGCTCCTCTCCCAGAGCACCCGCGTTATGATCGGCCGCGAACTCGCGCACGCCTATGCCGAAGCCGCCCGCAATCCAGATTGGCAGCCGCTCGGGGCCGATTGCGACCGCGAGGCGTGGGACAAGGTGCGCGATGTCTTGCATGAGGGGTTGCCGCCAAAAAACAAAAAATAATGAATAACCAACCTACACCAGAGACAGACAACCTAGCTCGCGGCAATCATGTTGTTCCAACCGAATGGGCGCAGCAGTTAGAACGCGAACGCAACGAGGCAAGAAATCAATTAGATGCTATCAAAGATGCGGTAAACGCACTGCATGATTTCGTAAATGAAAAAAGATACGACGAACAAGCAATCAGCGATCTATTAAATGGAGCTATGAAAATAGCAAAGGAAACAAAATGAGCGACACACCAGAAACCGATACGGCGGAACGCATGGCGTTTGCCCAAGAGCAAATGGTGCCGACCGAAGTGGCTCGTCGATTAGAGCGCGAGCGCGACGAGGCGCGTTCTGAATGCGCCCGCCTGCGCGAAACCCTCGCCGACATCCTCCACGAACCTCCCCTTAAAATCTCACTGAAACCATGAACCTAAAAACCATCCTAAACTCACTCCTAAAAACCCCCGTCTCCACCTCGGAAGCCTTTCTGGAATACGAGGCCGCCCTCAATACCATTGACGCCGCGAAAAAAACCATTGCCCGCCTGCGCAAGCCCATGGGGCAGGCATTGCGAGCGATCCGCGAAACCGAAAACCTCTCGATGAGAGCCGCCTCCGAGCGCGTCGGAATTTCCGGCCCCTACTGGAGCGAAATGGAAAGTGGAATTCGACCCGTGACCCAACGCGTGTTGAAAAAAATGCGCAAAGTTTTCAACCCGTGAAACCCTACCCAAGCTGGACTTGCCAGCCGTGCGGCCTCGAACACGGCGCGCGCCAGAAGGAGGTCTCCTGTTGGCACTTTGGACGCTGCGATGTGTGCGGAAAGAATGCCGAAGTGACCCAACCTCGGGACTT